AGCTCTGCATATTCTTCAGAGTCGTTTTTAAATAATACGTTAGCAAAATAACCTTTTAATCTATTTAAATTTACACTATTGTCTTTTGCAAAAAACAAAAAATAATCATTTGGATTAATTGAAGAGTAGTTTATACCACCAGGTATATTAGCTGACAAGTTATTAAAATTAAATTTTATAGTACTTTGTGTAGTACCTTGTATTAAATCTGTTATAACACCAGCATGTATAAAATTATTACTAACTTGATAACCTGAGTTGCTAGTTTTTAAAGCAAAATACAAATTATCACCAATTTGTACAGAGCTATTTAATTTTCCTTGTATTGTAAATTCTGCTGTCATTATGATTCGTCTGTTATTGTTAATATATTATCTAAATCTAACTGTATTCTTACATCACGATCTCCAACTTGCAATATCTCTAAATCATAACTTATTTTAGCTGTTAAAGAGCTTCCTTTAAAAAACATTTGTGTATTTTCTAATATAGTACTGTTATTTGCTAAAGCAGCAGATATAGTAATAGTATCAGAGTCTACTATTGAAGCTACTGTTATTGGCGTACCATCAGGCGTGCCATCAGCTGTAGTCATACCTGCTGCAAAAATAGTATCACCAGTACCTAATCCTTTAGTGCTAGTAATATCAACTGTAGTTCCAGTAGTTAAGTTAGTATCTTTTTTAGTTGTTACAAAATTAAATTCTGTAGGCTGACCAGTATCTGGGTGATCTACCGTGCCAAGCGCAGCAGCTAAATTAGTTATTTTAACTTTCCATCCATAAAGCTCAGTTAATCTATCTAAAGTTTTTGATGAAAAAGTTATTATATTACCAGGGTGCGCAGTTCCGTTTGAGTTAATTGTTATTGTTTTATTAACTCTATCTACAGCAGTTATAGTTCTAAGAAATGCTCCAGCGTTAGCAACGCCAGTACCAGTTGATATTCCTGTAGTTACGTCGCCAATTTTTATACCTTTTACACTAACCAAACTAAGAGTTGTTGACGCGCTGTTAGAATCACCAGCTGTACCTGCTATAGTAAAAGTGTCTTGTATAAAAAAATCTTTTAATATCGGTTGTCTTGCAAGCTGCATAGAGTTATTAGCAGTACCCATAGTTGCTATAAAATTAGCACTAACTTTGTTTGGTTGAGTATCTAATCTAATTCTGTTTTTTGCAGTATTAAATGAAGTTCCTCTAGTTTTTGATATTTTAAAAGTATTTCCAATACCACCAATATTTTCAACTGTTAAATTAGTATTTGTTGCGGTAGTGTCAACATTTTCTTGTATAACAGCATTTGTTGCAACAGTAAATAAATTTAAGCTTTTATCTGCAAACTGGTATATACTGTCTGGTAAACTAGTAGTACCTGTTAAATAATAAGTATCGTCGTCGTTTAAACTTGTGTCTGCGTTTTTAACTTTATATAATAAACTTTCTTCAAGCTGTCTATTAAATTCAGTTTCAAAGTGTGATTCTGCATAAACATATACATTATAACCTGTGTCTGAAGTAACAGCTGGAAAAACTATATTTGTTGTATAAGTTTTATTTTCGTTTTTTATTTCTTGCTGCAAAAGCCTTGTTGCTGTAGTTTGAAAAGCTTTTGTTTTAAAATTATAATATTGTAACGGAGAAACGCTTTTTGTAACATAAATACTAAATACAGCTCCAACATCACCTACAACACTTATTTTTCTAGAAGTTTTTGCTTTAGGAAGTGGATTAGTATCAAAAAAAACTGAGTTTATTAATTTCATTTATATAATTTTTATATTCCAGAAGTATTAGTACCTGGGACAGGACTACCATCTACATTATAAAGCGCTATAGTTTCTATATTACTATACTGTATAACGCCGTTGTTATCTGTTAATTTAGCTCTATAACTAATAACTTTATAGTCTTGACTAGCTTGAGGCATTGCTATCACGCCTATACCAGCAACTAAATCAAAATCATCAAATTGATGGGCCTGTGTTAATCCTTGAGCTAAAGGTTGTGTAAAGTTGTTTGTTAAAACATTAGTACCAGTTCCAAAAGGATCGTTTAAAGTAAAACTACCAGAAGGTATTGGTTGCCAATTAATAGTAGTTGGATTTAAAGGTAATGTTGGTTGAGTGTTTGTAACAAACTCATCATATTCCATTTCGTAAGTAAAAGGCTCGTTAGTAGGGTCAGATCCAAAAGCACTTATTAAGTCCATACGTAATTGAAAGCCTAAAGCATTGCCAAAAAATGTTAACACTCCTGGGCTGTTATAGTTAGGAGAGAATACATGTATAGCCGGCGGAGCAGGTGGTGTTATAGGATAAACACAGCTACCGTCGTCAACTGTAGCGCTTGGATCGTAGTTAGCAGCCGTTGGATCTGTACAGCCTAATATTGGCGGTGTTACTCCAGCTTGTATTATATCGTTAGCATGAGTTTGTGAAGAGTTACTGTCTGTAACTTGAACATCAAAAGTAATATCTTCTTGTTGAGCAGGTGGATTACCATTTATATCTACAATATCAACACTATATGTAGTGTTAGGCAATAAAGAAGTACTTCCATTAACGTCAACAATATCTGCTGTAATTAAATTAAAAGGTCCGTAAGAGTATGTAGCTGAATAACTATAAGGTGTTACGCCACCTGTAGCATCAGCAAAAGACATATCAATAATAACGCTGTTTGAAGTATTAGTGTTAATGCTTAACGTTGGTGGAGATATTGCTAAAGGAAATAAAGCTGATACACTTATAGTGTCACTTACAGAAGCTGTTACACCGTTATCATCAACTCCAGTAACAACAAAAGTATAATCTGTATCTGTTGGACTAGCAACTAAAGTATATACTGTGTTTGGTTGATTAGCACCTGCTAATGTCGTAGGTGTTAAGTTTATAGCATTATAATACTGTACAGTGTAAGTAATATTTCCAACACCGTTAGTAAAAGGCTTAAACTCTATTGTTATAGTAGAACTAACAGGATCGTTAGCTGTATTAATCAACTCTATAGTGTCTGTTACTAAACTATAAGTAGGAACTGTTACGTTCATATTTTCTAACGTACCTAAACCTTGAACTGAAAAGTTTTTTAAATCTATATTGTTTACACCTTCGTTTTTAGCTCTTATACTACTAAACCATTTGTCTTCTTTTTCAATAAAGCTTAACGCTTGTCCGTTAGTTTTTTCAGTACTAATAGTGTCTACATACCAACCTTTTTTATCAAATAAATTTTTGTAGCTATAAAAATTATTATCTGTATAACCAGTTCCAGTAACAACTTTACCTTGACTACCTTCGTACATTATAGAGTTAAAAGATTTTATAAGAGAAGGATCTTGATTAAATACAAACTCAACGCTAGAACCTGTAGGATTTTGACCGTAAAATTTATTATAAACAGTTCCTTCAACATGATGTTTATATAAGTTACCTTTGTGTACAGTGAAGTATTCGTTTTGAACACTACAAGCGTTTTCCATAACAAAAGATTTAAAGCTAGTCCAACCTTTTACCTTTTCATCATAACTTAAAGTTTTGTTATTTAAATTAGCATAATCTTTTAAACCACTATATTTTAAAGTTAAGTTATATTCATCTTTTCTACCATCGTAACTACCTATTAAAAAGTTTGTACCTTTTAAGTTATCCATAAACCAGTCTTTCATACCAGCATCAGATATAGGTGTTAAGCCGTCCATTGATAGTCTAAGTATTGCACCTCTTTGTTTATCTGCAAAATAAGCTCTATAACTTTCACTAGCAAAACTTTCTGGATTTTGTGATATACCATAGTCACCTACAAAAGGTATTGTTTGACCAAGAACATTTAAATTAGCTGTTAGCTGAGCATTACCATCAGCGTTAAAAACAGCATCTTTGTTTGCTAATACTTTTACAACTCTATCTTCACAAAAAGTTATTAAGTCTGTTTGTCTTGAAAAAAGCTTTTGTATACTACCGTATGTAGGGTTTAAATCTTTTGTAATTTTTTCAGCTTGTATAAATTGATTTAATTCATTAATACCACCTATAGAATTATATATACCAGAAAATATTAATCCATTTGTTTTTCTGTCTTCGTTGTATAAATTATTATCGTCTAATGTAGTAGATACAATAGCGCCTTTATCTATAATAACATCGTTAAAAGCGTCTTTAATTCTATTAGACTCTACACCATTTGCAAATGAATAACAATTAAACCAGTCTAACTCTATAGGGTAATTATGCAAGCGTAATACAACATCAATAACTAACTCGTTGTTATTATTAATATCATTTATATTATAGTCACCCTGTATTCTTAATGTAATAGTTTTTTCGTTGTAAGTAAACTGTAACAAGTCATTATCGTACAAGTCAACAGAAGTCCAAGTATCACTATAAATTCTAATTTGATTATTAGCGTTCATGCTAACAACTCTTGGATTGTCAGCGTCAAAAGCTGAAGTATTACTATTTGTTACTTGATCGTAATCAGGTAAGCTAACTATAGAACCTTTTTTTATTACGTTATCAAAATTTTCTTGATTTAAATCAATAGGAAACTCTTGACTAGCTTCGTAATATATATCTAAATCAATATTTTCTTTTGGTTCTGTTTCAAATATTCCAGGATTTTTAGAAAGCTCTTCGTCATCAAATATAGGTTCTATTATCTCAAGAGTATAACCTATTGCTTTTGAAACACCTTCATAAACAACATCACCGTTAGCCTCGTCAAGACTAGTTTGAGTAACACCATCTGTTTCAAATCTAGCAAATGGATCTGTGTTAGGGGAAAAACCGTTCATACCACCATCTGTAATAGGATTCCAGTTTATAGGTCCATCTAAAAATAATCTCCAAGTTCTAGTAAAGTTTTCAGGTCTACTATAAGCATTTAACACGCTGCTATTGCTTTGGCCATTGTATTCTAACTTGTAACCATTGCTAACAGCTATTATATTATAAATCGTACCGTCTGGATCATCAGCCCATCTTATTTTTTTACCAACAGCTAAAGAATCTACAAAGCTAGCTTCACCAGCAAATAGTTCATTTTTAGATTTATCTCCAACATCAAATATAGAAGGATCTCCATAATTCCAACCATCATTGTCAGAATAAATTCTTTCGTTATATTGATCTTGATCTTGTTGTAAATTATCAGGATCAGGCTCTAAACCTGTAATAGCTAATTCAATTCTAGATACAAAAGTATATGTTTGATAACCTACAGCAAGTCGCGATCTATTTTGGTCAGGATAAAAATTAGAAGAAAAGTTAGTGTGATCTGGACTAGAAAAAGTTCCGCCAGTATCGTTTATACCACTACTTTGTTGATCCCAATTATAATCATTTATAAACCAAACGTCTTGATAAGTTCCTATAGTAACATCTACATCTTGCGAAACTCTATCATCTGTCGTGTGTTCAGGTTTTTGTCTAGCCCAAGCACACCACTTATACCAATAATCCCAAGCATCTTGTCTTTGCGTTGAACTTGGAAATTGAGAGCTAAAAAAAGCAGAACTAAAGTCAGTATATTTAACACCATTTTCATGATAATTATTACCATTAAGAGTGGTTTGCCCATTTGAATGTATATCTAAAAAATCAGAACTTCTGTAATATATTTTTTTAGAAGTAGCAACTCTATATTCTGTTTCTTCTGTTGTAGTAGGGTTTAAATACTTATCAATTAAATCGTCTCTATATATTTTTACAAAAAATCTTCCATCAAATCTCGGTGAGTTTTCAACTCTTACTTTTTCAAATATAATACTAGTGTTGTCAAATATTTGATTGTTATCACTATCAACTATAAAATTAATATCAGTTTCAAACTTGTCTTCTATAGTAAAATCTATTTGAGTACCAGAAGCAGGTAAACCATCTGAGTCTAAAGTTGGAGATATATTTGTTATTCTATATTTTCTTGAAACACGATTTGAAGCGCTAGTACCAAAACTTACAAATATTTCTTCTGTTGTACCAAGATTATCTAAAAGTTTATATATATTATCTAAATTTGTATTTATAAAAGGATCATAGTTAACACTAAACTTATCTCTTGATTGAGCAGGGTGTTTAACAGAACTTGAACCAAATACATCGTTACCACTAGTATTACTGTGAAAAAATGTTCCTAAAGGTAAAAACTTTCTTTTTATATAATCTGGAGCTTGACTTTCTATTGCCAAAACTTTATATTTAGCAGACTCTCTTACTAGTTCATCACTATCAGAACCTTTTTTTAATATTAAAAAAGTGTCTTCATCAAGTTTATTTCTATCAGAAGAAGGAAAAGCTACCCATATATTACCGTCGTCAGCATCGTAAAAACGATCTATAGCTAAATTATAATATTCGTTAGCAGTTTCTTTAATATAAAATTTAAATCTTTTTGCAAAGCCAGGTGGATTATTTTTTAATCTAACATTAAGCTGGTTGTAATTAGAAGCATCTGTTTTTGATAGTTTTTTAATACCACTGTTACTACTAAGTATAGGTGTTTGTCTTCCAAACTCATCTATATATACTACACCTATTTGATAATCTCGCATAGATTTTAAAGATTTTTTAGGAACTCTAGCAGACTGCACGTCGCCGAAGTTTTTTAACGCTACTGAAAAATCAGCTTTTACATCTCCTAAATTATAGTTTTGTATATAGTTACCGTATACTAATCTGTTACCAGTTATTTCTTGAGCTAAAGCTTTTCTTGGAACTGAATCATAAGGTCTTAATAATTGACTAGCAGGTAAAGTAGCATATATAGTTTCTGATTTAACCTCATATCTACCTAATCTATTTAAATCATAAAAACTAAAAACTTCGTCTGTATTAGAGTAAGTCCAAGCATTTGAAATGTTATTATAAGGTTCTTCATTAATAAATTCGTCTGTTTTTTTAAGACTATCAACTACATAAACGTTAGCAGAGTTAGACTCTTTATATAATATTTCTACAGACACAACATCGTCTGGTATGTCTGAAGTTATAAATTCTTTTATAAATAATTGTGAAAGTTTGTTAGTCATACCAAGGTTGTAACCTTTTCTTGGTTCGTAATCAAAGTTACCTGGTAAAAAAGCTACTTCAGAAAAAGGAGCAAAAGTAGAATATTCTTTGTCTTGATATTTCCATCTGTAAGAAAATCTTGGAAATTTAAATTCAAATATTTTTTGAGTATCATCAAATAAATCAACAATAAAGCTAGGCGCTAAACCTGTGCTTGCGTCAATACCTATAGGTGTACGAGATGATATACTTATTATTTTACATCTAAAAGTTTGTTCAGTGCCGTTAAGCTCAGGTGTTCCAGATATTTGAAGTTTAACTTCAAAATCAGTAAGTGGTGTTGTTAAAATAGTATCTTCGTAACTTTGTAATATTAAAACATCTGATGCTCTATAATTTAAATTTTCATTATCAATAACTAAAACAACCCAATCATCTATTTTTTTATCTGTAAAATCAAAGTTAACAGACGCTGAAACATTTCCTTCTCTTCTACCATCTGACATTTCTAATACAGGTGGATATTGTGGTGACTTTTTAATTACTGTAATATCACTTTCTGTAATTTCAGGCGCACCAGTTAAACCTATTATACCTGGTATATTTGTTAATTTTGTTTGAGTATCAAAATCTACAGTACCATCTATACATCTTTGTATATTTATTTTTTTAGGCTCATTTATATTGTCAGTAAAAAATAAAAAATTATCTAATATGTTTATACCAGTTATAATTTTTTCACGATTAAAATTTAAAACGTTTTTGTTTACGTCTACTAAAACAGGTTGAATTACACCAGCTTTGTACTGTACAATTAAATCTTTAGTAGTGCTAGCTATAAACCAATATATAGCATCGTCTTTTTCATCGTTTACAATACCAACACATCTACCTTCATTATCACCTAAGCCAGCGTTAGTTTGGCCGTTAATTATTTGGTTGCCTAATAAGTTTTGTATAACACCAACGTCAGAACCATCTGAGGTAGAGATCTGCACGTTCATTGCGTCTCTATATTCACCATTAGGTATTATTCTCTCGTCAAGGTCTTTATTCATCTTACCTTGACTAAAAGTATTATTTATTCTAGGCATACGTTAGTGTTTAATCCACTTAGATTTTCCTCTAAGTATTTGTGTTATTTCTTCTAATTTTATATTTGAAAGTCTAAGTTTTGCGTTTCTTATTGCTGCAAACTTTTCTCTTTTAAATCTATTAACTATATATTCTGGTATATTTTTTTTACCAGATAATATAGCATGTGATATGTATTTGTACATCGCTTCTTCTGCAAACTTATGAACTTGCATTTCATCATCTTTACCAACACCATCACTTATATATTTTAATATTACAGTTTTGTTTGCTATATTAGAACCAAAGTGTATATTACCTCTTAAATCATCAATAAAAAAACTACCGTTAACTTGAGCGAACTGTGGGTCAATACCATACTTGTTGCCTATTATTAAATCATAAGTTCCGTCATCGTATTTATCAGGCTCTAAGTCTACTGGTTGAACTGATTTAAATCTGTCTCTTGTTGTTGAAGATTTTGGATCAACTTTTAAACTACCAGCATCTCCATCAAACTCAACTACTATATCGTCTATTGTATTTGTTTGAAAATATTCTGTACCAGTACCACCGCCTAACTGCGTCCAAATAGTTCTCATTTGTACAACAACATATAGTTTATCGTATTGTCGTACATTTATATTTAACAACTCTTTTTCTGTTTCTGTAGCATTACCATCGTCCCAAGTTATTACAGCAACGTCAGGATCTGTAACATTTATTTGGTGATTTGAATTTACAGTGTTATAAGGATTTGTAAAGTTACTACCAGGTATTGTACTTAATCCTAGTTTTATTATACCGTTACCGTGTATTGGTGTTGCGCCTGCAGCAGCAGAAGTTGCTCTAGCAGATAACGCTACAGTGTTATAATCTGATACGTCTATCTCTTGCCAACAAGCGTAAGCTCTACTAGCAACAGCGCCTTTATAATAAAAGTTGTTTGTAGTTATAGATAATTTACCATTTACAACTTCTATTTTATCTGGTATTGTTGTAAAAGGATAATTAGTAGGATCTGTGTAATGTAAAGAACCAAAACCACCACCTCTATGATTACTTCTTACAGTACTAAAAGTCCATGGCGAGTCTTGTAATGTTTCTTCAAAATCACCATTAATAACTAAATTTTCATCAGCTTGAAATATATAAGAACCATCTTCTTCTTGATCTAGTTTTAATGGGTTAGATGTTTTACTTACAGGATATATTATATGCTCTATACCAGAACTATCTACCCAAGTTAATTTAACATAATTAACATAGTCGTGTGGCAAAGGCATAGTCAATGATGGTGGTAAAACTATTTCCTGTGATTTTACAGATTTAAAAGTATCAAAAGATAATTCTTGTAAAGCTCTTTGACTATGAAACTGTACATCTGTTTTTCTTGCTTTACTTATAAGCTTGTCTTCACCAACATATACAACCATAAACTGATTAATAATATCTTCTAAAGTAACAAACTGATACCCACCGTAATCTCTACTTTCGTAATATTCTTTTTGAGTTTTGTTTTCTAATAATCCCATTTAATTAAGCTTTTTCTTGTTGAATAGTTTTTATTTCTTCTTGAGTAGCTATTTGATATAAGTTTGGATCCATAGTTATACCAGCTAATTGTAATATTTTAAATATTAAATTATTTTCTTCAGACTTATGTAGCTCAAAATCTACAGCGTTAGTACCGTCATATAAAGCCTGCTCATTAACTACAACATAACTCCAGTTAGGTGTTTTAGGTTTTCTTATGTAATCAGCAAAAACTTGAGATCTATTAAACTCATTTTGCACATCAAGTAAACCTACATAAGGTGATATTTTAATTCTATCTTTTTCAGGACCTGGAGCATAGTATCTTATAAATTTAGGGTAGTTTTGAGTTGGTCGTAACATTTTACTCGCGGTAATTTGTCTCCACTCTGATAGCGAGTCTATTCTATCTGCTATTTTTACAGAGCCATTATTTTTCCTTCTATATACAGTTTCAAGTTTGTACATATCAGATATATTGTCGTTTATCATAATATCGCCAAACTCATTAGCTAAAGTTAATGCTTTTTGTCTTATTTTAAAATAGCTTATTTTTTCTTCAATACTTGTTACAGGATCTGCTGATTTATTTTGATTACCTGGTATTCTACCAAACTGGTTTAAATCAAAAAAATATTGCTCAAATATATTCATTTGAGCTTGATCAGCAAACAAGTTAAATTCTTGTGGTGTAATGTAGCCTCTTTGCTCTTTATTAGCTATTGCTAATACTTTTTGATATACTTTGTCTATTTCTATCTCGAAGTTCATATTATTTTTATTTGTAGTTGCGATCGCCCCGTAGAGCGACCGCTTCTACAGTTTGATTAGTTTAATCTTTTTTCTATATTTGAGTATATCTCCATACCTTCGTCAGTTTTAAACCAAGCGGCTAATGCTGAATACGGGTGCTCATCAAATGGAACTGTCATTAGTTTTCTATCATTAGTGCCCCAAACAAAAGTTCGTTGATCTCCTGATAATCTAATAATTCCAAGCTCTGTAGCTTTAATACCAAAGTTTCTAAGTTGAACATTATCATCTTGAGCTAATTCTAAGAATAAAACAGGGTTTTTCTTAGCAAATACTAGTAAATCACGTTTAAGTTCTTTAGAACTCAACTCTGATACCTTAGAACCAATCTCAGCTCTCATAATAGCTTCTGCTAAATCAATATCCATATCTCTAGCTATCATTAAAGCTTCTATTTCATATTCTAAAATTTCAACTTCAGATTTAGCTTCTTCTTCAGCTTGATATTCATAAAACAAACTATCTCTTTCTGGGTGGTATAATGAAAGTAATTTTTGCAATACTGTTTTTTCTCTTGGTACCATTAAATAACCATTTCTAAAAACAATATGTTCTAATCTATGCTCACCAACCATTTCATCTACAAACGGTGTTCTTTGATTAGAAGTATACTTTAATTCTCTTTCATAACCTTTTTCTTCATCAAACCAATGTATGTTTGAAGATTTTATGCTATAACTAAGAGGTTTTCTATCTCTGTTTAAATAATAAATTCTATCTTTTACTTCCCACTTAGGTTTAGCAGGTTCAACTTTTTTAGGTTTTGATGTTTCAACAACTGGTGTTTCAACAACAGGCACCTCTACCTTTTCTGTTTTTTGTTTTTTTGCCATAATATAATATATAATAAAATTAATAAAAAAAGGGTCGAGGCCGAAGCCTCGATCCTTAATAAGTAGTTTACTTCATTAACATAAAGTTATTTGCACCTTGTACAACTAAACATCTTTCAGATAAATAGTGTATTTGCATTGCATCTAACTCAGAAGTAGCCGCACCAACTGAACCAGTAGTCCAAGTCTTCATACGTCTATTATCAGTTTGTGAAGCTCTAAATCTAACGTGTAAGAAAGGTCTCTTTAAGTTAGATCCTAGAGTTTGGTCATAAACTGTAGATACACCAGCTGGAATAATAACTCCTCTGATAGCATCTGTAGTACCTCTTTCGTTAATACTTCCTCTTGTAGCTTTGTCGTTTAAGTATCTGAAGTCAGACTTGTAGAAGTCATAAGAACCTCTTCTGAAACCAGAAAAACCTAAGTTTAATGCCATATCTTCAGAGTTGTTGAATACACCGTACGATGTACCACCAGCTCCATAAGAGTTCATTGAAGCTAACATATCGTCTATAGCTAAACTAGTAGCTCTATTAACAAACATCATGTTCTCTTCAATAGCACCTTGACTATCAAACTCAGCAAGTATTAAATCAAACTCAGCTAAATCAGTAGCAGCGTTAACACCAGTTACACCAGTAGTTACATTACCTCTATCTTCGATAGCTGCAAATAAACCTTCAGTACCTGATATTGCTCCTAAAGCAGCGTAGTCAGTGTCATTAGTACCACCAGCGTCAACAATGTGAGAGTTTGAATTAGTTTTCTCTGCTTCCATCATTGTCATTTCTAGGTAATCAGTAAAACGAGATCTTGTCTCACCTTCTGCTTTTAAGTACCATAAGTAACCTGATTGACCAGCTTCACCTGTAATTTCTACCCAACCAATTTGAGAAGCATCAGATCCAGAGATCTCATAAACATCTTTCATGATAATTGGTTTGTTAGTAAATGATTTGTGAGTTGGCTTTACAGTTCTTGTAGAACCTGTACCAGATCCGTAAGAACCTTGACCGTTAACACCTTTTTTAAACTCAGAACCAACAACTAATAAAGTAGCTGCTGTTGATGAAGCAGTTGCAATAGCTGAATCATCGTCAAAGTTTTCAACGCTATATGGTTGAGCTGTAATAGCTTCACCATTAACTTTAGTTACGTGAGCTTTTAAAACTCTACCAGCTACAGCTACTAATACGATGTCGTTTAATCTAACACCGTGGCTAGCTACAACGTAATCAGGCGCTGAACCTGCGTTACCGTCAATATCAGAAGTTACAGTAAATATAGAAGTACCTGTATTTAATGTACCTTTAACTGATATATGTAATCTTGACTGCTCAGACCAAATAACTTGATCAGCTGTCATAGACTCTTCTGCACCAACTTGAGCAAGAAAACCAGAAATTGTTCTTGGTCCGAAAACCTCAGCTTCTGCTTCAATCAAGTCTGGCACGTACTGTTGTGCCCACCCTTTAGTGTCAGCACTTGTAAAATCAATATAATTTGAGTCTAGTGTTTGCTTCTGTGAAGCTGGAACACTATTCAAATTAGTTCCTGCATTTATTGCCATAATTAATAATTTTTAAATTTGTTATTTATTGTTTTTAATTTTAAATTTAAAATCAGAAGAATTATCACCTAATACTTTTACTTTAATACCTCCAGCTTCAACTCCTCCAAAAGCTTGTCTTGGATTCATATCAACATTTTTAGATTTAGCTATACTATTTTTTAAAGCATCAGCTTTACCTTGTTCGTAGAAGTGTTTAGCAACAGCATCAGCGTTCATTGCTGTAAACAAAGACTTGTGATAACCCGCAGCATCTTCCATTTCATTGTTCTTGTTCAAGAACTTCTTGACAAAATTATTAATGTCGCTTTGTGTTTCCTTTACCTCGTTCGTGTTTTTAACGTTAAACCTATATCTTTTATCGCCAACATTGTATTCAAAACCTTTAAAGTTTTTATTAAATACATTTTCAGTTTTTAATTTAAATTCTTTAGTTTGACGTTCTACAACTTTTTTATTATCTTCCGACTCTTTGTTGTATCTATTAAAGAAATCTACAGCTTTCTGTTGTTCAGGAGTCAGCTTTGACCCAGCTTTAATTTCTTCATAGTATTTAGACTTTTGCCCGTCTAAATAGGCTCTAGCGCTGGCAACTTGCTCTTTTAACGCTAATTTTTTTCTTTTTATATCTCTTTCTTCATCAACCTCTTCATCAATTGCAAACGAGTCTTCCATCATAAAACTAATCTCATCATCAGTTAAATGTTTTTTTGTTTGCTTATAATATTCTCTTAGTACTGTATTGTCGTCGTACTCTGTATAATCTTGATTTAATCTAACATAATCTTGAACATCACCACCAGTTTCGTTCATAAAGTCAACTAGTTTTTGTATATTTTCAGGTAATGCTTCACCTGTCTCTTGAGCTTCAACTATAGCTTCTTTAGTTTCTTCAACTAACTCTTCTGCTTTTTCTTCAATCTGTTCATCTGTTATCTCTTCAATAACGGGTTGTTCAGCTTGAACTTCTTCGGTGACTTCTTCTTTTTCTCCGGTAAGTTCTTCAACGACTTTTTCGTTTTCTTCTTGAACTTCTCCGCTAGTTTCGGATTCGTCGCGTACAGGAACCTCATCTGTGCTTTGCTCTCGAACGGCATCTTCTTCTTTTTTTGGTGGGTTATTTAAATCTACTTTAGTTACGTTTTCTTGTGTAGTCTCTTCGACTACTGTTTTATTTGTTTCTTCCATAATATAATATAATAATAATTAATAAATTTTATCTAGGATCAAAAGAACCTAAATCAAAACCTCCGCTAACTATATCATTACCTGCAGACTCAAAGTTTTTAGGTGCTTTATCACCTTTTCTTTGATCTATAAGTTCACTTTGCTGCGTAGCTTGTATTCTAGTTCTTTCGTCTTTACGATCTTCTTTTTCTTTTTCTTTTGCTTTTGTATTTCTACTTTGAGCATCTTGCAACTGCATGTTCATTTGAAACTCTAGTTGCATCAACTCTTTTTTATGATTAACTTCTTGCATCATCTTCTTAAATTCAAGTTGAGCTTTAACTTGCTCTAGTTGAGCTTCTGCTTGTGCTTTAACTTGATTTTTTTGTATTTCAGCTTGAGCAGCAACCTGTTGTGTTTGTGCATTAGCTTGTGCTTGCGCTTGTATATTTTGTTGAGCTATTTGTTGATCTCTAACAATTTTCTTTTGTCTTCTTAATTTTAATAACTGATTAGCTAGTTTAATATTTTTTATTTCTCTAATATCTATAGCATCTTCAATATCTAAAGTTTGTTGAGCTAAAGAAGCTTGTATATTATTTTCAAGTCTAGCTTTTTCTTCTTCATCAGGTTGTAACTCTAAAAATATACCAAAATCATAAAGATATAAATCTTCTAACTCTTTAAGTGTTGCTAGATTATGTCCACCTATTTTTTGCATAAAAGCATTTTTAGTTGGAGAATATTCTAATATATCTGATATTCTTAGCGATAAACACTCTGCAGTTTCTGTAGTTAAATATAAACCAGCTTGCAATATATGTCTTGTTGCTGTGTTGCTATTTGCAGCAGCTAGTTTTTGTATACCAACTAAAGCGTTTGGATCTGGCACGCTACCGTCTCTAGCTTCGTTAAGCCCGGTAGTATCTCTAATCATTTGTAAATAATAATTATAGTTTGCTATTAAAGCTTGTATTTTATTACCACCACTACCACTTGTTATTTCTTGTATAGGTATTTTACCAGGATTCATATCACCGTCTTGTGTAAACGATCTACCTATAACACTACCTGTTTGGAAGAACATGTTTAAAGCTTCTTGTGGGTTGTAGTTTGTACCATTGCCTAAATCAACTTCTGCTAAACCGTCAGCATCAAGATAAACTCCATCAGGCACCATACGTGCCATAACCTGTTGTAGCTTTAAATGTGTAAGTTGTATCATGTCAGCAAAACCAGTAATACGTCTTACTAAACTTTCTATTCTACCTTTGTACATACGCGGTGCTACAAGAGAATAATTCATTTTTACTTTAGTATAATCACTTTTAGGACGCATCATGTTTTTAGATATTTCCCATTTTAAAAGTTTATTACTACCAAGTATCAAAGCGCCTTCGTATAAAACCTCTATATTTCTTTGTAACCTTGCAAAGTTACCTTCTTTTTCTGCAGGTGGATTAAATGTATCATCTTTTTCTATAGCTTTTTCTGCACCTGTACCAGTTTCTTTTACTTTGTAAACTTCGTTCATGTAAGTTTTATAATCAAAATATAAAACTTGAACTTTATTATTATCTTCTTCGTTATAACTATAACCTTGATTATAATTTGTTTTATGATAATATTTATTTTTAACTATATCTTCTAAATCTTCTTGCTCTAAAAACGGAAACTGTTTTGCTAATTCGTTTATAGGTATTGACTTAACTTCTCCAACATAATATAAATCTTCAAAATAAGGCGACTCACTATAAGAATATACTAAATCAGCAGGATCAACATATTTAATTGTAACACCTTCACTTGTATTAAAATCTGTTTTAACAGCACCTATACCAAGCACAGCTAAATCATAATAAAATCTTTTTCTTATTAAATCAAAGTTATTACCGTCCATTAAAACTTTTATAGCCTGCTCTTCTGCTAACTCTATATTTTGTTTATAACTCAACTGCATGTGAAGCTGTAACTCTTCTTCGCTATCAGGTAATTTTTCAGGATCTGTTTTAGTTAAGTTAATACCTGTATTATTTCTAACAAAAGCATCTAAGTCTTTAGCTAACATATCGTCAAGTATATTTTCCATATACTCAGTTCTTTTACTAACGCCAAAAGGATCTTGTGAATAAGCTTTTATATCGTATAATCTATCAGATAAACCATTAACAACTATATCTACAAATTTAGGTATAATAGGCACTGGTTTCCAGTCTAAATTTAAATAAGATAAATCACCATTTATAGATAACTCATCTTTGTATTTTTGTATTGATTGTTCGCCTCTAGCATAAAGCCTTAAGTTGTGAAAATTGTTTTGATTTGTAGTATATCTTGTGTTGCTATGATCTCTATAAAACCATTCAGTTTCTATTGCTTTAGCAACTTTTAAACCATAATCATAACTTAGCTTTTCAGCATCGCTTACTACTTGGCTTGGGAAATAACTTTTTATAACAGACTCTGCCATATATTTATTTTATTATTTTTGAACTATAACCGGTATTACTATACCTAGCTATATTTATATTTAGTTTTTGTTTATCTATGTTTGGGTTAGGTTTGTATAAGTGTCTGTTACAAGCCATAATAGCTAAACCAGAACTTATAGAAGCATCATAAGAAGTTCTTTTATTTATATCAAACTTAGCCCAATCATTTAATGTTTTGTTGAAATACATACTGCCAAAGTTTCCTGCTTGCATTTGACCTACATGACCTTGTATATACATTTCTATTGCAGCAGCGTGTGCTTGCTTTATATCTTCACTTGAATTTGGTATACCACCTATTTCTTTTTCTGCAGTTGATAATTTATTCCAAGACTTATCAGGCCTGTTCATGCTATAGCCTCTATAACCTCTACGCCTTAAATAGTATAATAATCTTGGTTTGTTATTTTCTGCAAGTATTGGCATGCCATAAAACACTAAAGCCATAAGCACATCTTCAAAAAATATCTCTGCAGTTTGTGGCCTTGCTATGTACTCAAGAAAAAATTGACTTGGCGGTGCATCTTCCATGCTAAACTTAGTTAATCCGTGTAAAGCACCTTTTGAACCTTTACCGTCTACAGTACCGCTAATATCGTAGCTGTCGCAGCCAAAAGCGCCCAAATGATCGTTGCCAGGGTATTTGCTTCCATTTTTTATTATTATTCTATTTTGTAAATTACTAGGTGGTACCCAGCTAATATTAAATCTACCTTTTGGGTCTGGATAAAATATTACTTGAGTATCTTTAACACCGTTAATCCACTGAAAGTTACCAACACTTAAAGCTGGTTTTACCTCTTCATTATAATCTATTTGTTCGTATATTTTAACTAAGTTAAATATACTATTTTTTGTTTCATCTCTAAATGCATGCTCTTCAGTTCTTGGAAACTGTCTGTAAAACTCGTTTAAAGCGTCTTGATCATTTTTTAAACCATCAGCTTCATTTTGCCAATGATCTATTATACCATAATCAATTAACTCTCCATCTGGTCCGTATACATCATTATCTGGATTATCAAAGACTGGATTTCCGTATTCATCAATAAATCCTTCGTAGTTCCACTCCATTGGGATAAAGAGAGAATATAAGCCAGACTTTGTCTGTCCATTACGATTTCGTCTTGATACATCTGAATCATTGTATAATTTTTTAAAGTTATCACCTCCTTTATCTAACGAGTTAGATGTTGAGCCCATCATGCACTTACCTACTATTCTACTACCTAAACGTAAACAAGTTTTTGTAACACGCCAGTTATTTAATATGTTGTCTGGTCTTTCCCACTTACCACTTTCATCGTGTACTAACAGTGTAAGCTTTTCTCCGTCATAACTGTTATCGCCTGTATTTTTCCAGTCAATAGTAGTATCAAGTCCAACCAAGTCTTCTTGCTGTTCGTTCGCAATAATTTTTTTACGAGTAAACTTACTCGCAGGTACACGGTAAGCAAGCTCAGACTTAGGTCTATCCATACCATCTTGTATCGGTTTAAAGAAAAACGGATAGTTAACAGATATTGGTACAACTTTGTC